CATGAGACAACCACATATGCAAGCGAACGTTGGTTCGCCACGTAGGTCATTCATCTGCTTCGAACTCATGCTGAGTCAACCATTCAAGATAGGTACTAATCATCGTCGCTTCCGCTTTCTTCTTGTGGCTCTGATTGAGTAGTGTCTTCGTCATGATATGGTCTCCATCCACCAAGGTTTTTAACTAATGAATTCATTGCACGTTGTACTTTCATACGCGCACCATCTGGTGTGCTGTCCATGTCTTTGGCTAGCAGTGACCAGTCTGGGGAATCTATACTAAATCGTAAACGAAGAATGTTTTGCTTGGCATCTGATAGTTTCTCAAATGCTCTAGCAATGTCGCTCCGTAGAGCGAGCCAGTTGTTGCCATCCGATACGTTACCGCTTCCGAATTTAGCGTTGAGGTCTTGGATACTGACAGGGATTGAATATGTTCCTGCAATGATTGATGGTAGGAACGCTTCAACAACTGATGCATCATAGTAGTAGAGGTCAGATGAATCGTAACCAGACTTTCTGGCTTTCTCCTTCTCACAATATTTAAGAGCCGCATTACGTAGCGATTTCGCAATTAACTTGTCCCTATCTTTTTGCTCTAGGTCTGACCACTCTTTGTACTTACGTGGATGTCCGACAAACCATACCCATAGTTCCTGTGCGATGTCATCTCGTTCGAGCATGCTGTATCTACGAACATACTCAGATGCAAGTGTCTGAACTAACTCATTATATTCTGAAATGTAATTCATTATGGTAGACGTACCTCGCCACCAATGATTGGTACAGCAAATGGTACAACTTTCTTGTTGTCCTCTACTAGGATACCAATGCCCTGCTGCCAATTAGCAGTGCCTGCAGATAGGTAATCCGCCTGCTTGATGTCCATCATATGCCCGACTTCTAGACCGAAGAGTGTATGTGTCTTGCCATAGAAGCCTGCTGTTTCATGTTGCAAACCCACGCGATGCGTGTGTCCACAGACTACTGACTTGCCTAGACGCTTGGCTAATGACAATGCTGTACTTCCAGGTGTCTGTGACAACTTGCCTTCATCACCGTGTGCCATTACCCAGCCAGGTAGTAACTCATGCATCTTGTGCAAGTAAGTTACTCCTAAAGAGTTATACCCCAGTAGTTCTTCAATCTCTAAAGACTTGAGACTGCTGAACGCTGGGGCATACTTACGAATGTAAGTGTCAATGCGGTCCGTATGATTAGACCTTTGAATATAGAATGGTTTCTTTCCTAGTGCCTTCTTGAAATCACTAATAATTTCTTTAGTTGTATCTATGCCTTGCTGTAGTGTGCCTGCATATTCGCCAGCCATACCGCGATTCCAACGCGATGGTTCTGGTGCATCTAGTTCATCACCTACACACCAGAGTTCATCTGGTTGGTAATCAGCGATAAAATCTATAACAGCATTTACTGCTTTATCATCTTGATATGGAATCTGTAAGTCACTGAGGACGACGACTCGCTTCATGTTGGTCTCCATTTGGAATGCCAGCCCACTGATTGCGCTGAACAAGTAGACCAATTATGGCATAGTTTGCTAGGTCAATTAGTGTATCTTCAATGGATTCATAGTTCGGCGTGTCGCCGCTGTCTATTAGGTTGTTAAGTCTAGCCATCTTGTCATACATGCGGACGCGCAGTCCGTTCATAGGACCGCCAGGTGCACCTGCAATATTCATTGGACCGTAGTCCTCATGCTTCTTAAGAAGAATACCTAGTAGTTCTTTTGTGATTCCATCTGCATGTCTACTGTCCTTCATTGAGTAACTCCCTTAGTTCTATGTCCATGTCTTTTTTTGCTACCTGCACTACAATCTCGTTGAATACTTCGTCTGTCTTGCCATACTTAGAGGATAGCATTAAGGCTGCAAGACCAGTGATAAGAAACTTAGCATCATCTGGGTCTTCATCTATGGCTAGATACACATCATGCAAAGCATGCAGGATATTGAGATGCTTGGTATCTGACAATTGTATAATCATATCAAAATCTAAATGGTCTGCATGCTCCCAGAAACTATCATCCATTGGCAATGCATTCTCGGATTCGTTCGTCAATCCACTCACTCCCCTTCTTTATCATCATAGAGTTTACGTCTTCGCCATCTGGCATGCTGATGATGTTTACATTGCCTAGTTCACGGCTAATCTTCTTGCCAAACTCTAAGCCTGGGGCATCACCGTCGGCTAGCACAATGACTGTTTCAAAGTCATCTAGTATTTTAGAGTAGTGTTTCTTCCAGTTGTTAGCCCCTGGAATTCCAACTGTCGGGTGCTGTGTTTTAGTACCCATCATAATGCAATCGAACTCACCTTCGGTTACGCATATGTAACCATCGGCAGCAAAGACTGCTTGTGTATTAAACATAGTAGTTTCAGCACCAACTAATCCCATGTACTTAGCGTCATGAGTACCAGTCAAGTCACGGAATCTAATATCTACCACACCTGATGGCGTGATATATGGGATAGCAAGCCTGCCTTTGTATGGCTCATGCCCTGGAAGCGGGTCTTCTACCACTCCCAAGTGAAAGACTCTTGCCTCGTCTACCGAGAGATGACGGCTTGACAGATACGCGCTCGCGCTTTCTATCGCTGCTGCGTATCTCTGTGTTGCCTGTAGCAAGAACTGTCTCTGCGAATTGTTTAGCCTCACGGAAATTGACTCCCTCTTTGTACATGATTAAAGAATAAACATCGCCTTTGACACCACAACCGTGGCAGACAAAGGCGTTCTTATCGTAGTTTACTGCTGCTGATGCGTGACTATCAAGATGAAAGCAGCACTTCATCTTACGCCAACCAGCACCTATTGCTGGTGTATCTGCACCTATATAGCGCAGGTATTCCTCAATGCTTGGTTTCTCCATTGTTTAAGGCTCTCTTTAGTAGGTCTAACCACACATGTCCAGGCATGGTGCAGTACCAATCTTTAGGGCTCCGCTTCCCTTTCCGTTTGTGCCACACCACGCCTGTCCACGCCCCGTCATTGCTCATTTCTATGAGCAATTCCTCTGTCCATCCAGCCAAGTTCATCTTGGCATGATTCTTGATTTCAATTGTAACTCCAGGTATACCTGAGATGTCACCCTTATCTAACGTAGCGCCAGCCAATCGTCTATCAGCATATTTAAAATCATTCTCTTTGAGATATACAACGACATCTCTCTCTGCTCCAGAACCTTTAGCCTTTGCTGCGTTACTCATACTGTCATCTCTACCTGTCTATAGTCTCTTACTACGTCCTCAAGATACATTGAGCCAGGCTCAAATGATAATGAGATATAAGTATTACCTGTTGCATCTGCCTTGCCATAGCGATTCTTAACAGGGGCTACGCATAGATATGCGTCTTGTCCCTGCATCATCTGACCTACAGTTAGCACCATAGCAGGAATCTGTGCAACCTTGCCTTGCAACGCAGAGCGTGGCTGACACGGATAACCAGGCGCACCTTCCTGCGTATGGTGTAACACTAATACGGCTGCGTTAGTATCTCTTGCAAGGTACTTAAGTTCTTTCATAACTTGTCGCATGCCTGCGAATTCTTCGTGTCCATCAATAGCAATATCCATAAGATTGTCTACAACTATAAGTGTAGGAGACCTACCCCAGATAGTTTCAAATGCAGATACTTCTTCATCTAAGTCGCGGAGAGTAGGACTTGGTTCGAATGACCAATACATATTCCCATACTCACGCAAGATAGACTCGGCTGTATCTGGCTGCGTCTTTAACATTTGTTCTGCTTGCTGTTGTGGAATGCGTGCGCGGAGTGCTAGCAATCTCATAGCCATAGTATGTGCATTGGTATCTGCAGAGAAATATAATGTTGGTTGTTTTAATCTTGCTGCAATATGCAATGCAATACTTGACTTGCCTGCACCAGGAGTGCCTGCAATTACTGTTACTTCTGCACGCCGTAAGATAATTCCTTCTCTTGCGAAGGCTTGGAAAGGTGGTGGCAATGGTTCGCCACCTACCTCTGCCTTGCCTACGCTACGGCGTAGTGTTTTCATTTATGCCTTTGTTTGGTCTGCTACGAATGAAGCGAACTCTGGTGAGTTAGCCTTAACATATTGTGTTGCACACTTGGTTGGGTCGCCTTGCTTTGCTGGACAGAAGTGACCCTTGTAAGGACCAAACTTTCCAGTCATGCCATGAATACGTGTCATAGTTCCATGAGGACACATGCGCTGTCCACCACCTGCTGGTGCTGCTGCTGGTGCAAATGATTCAGCAACAACTGTACCGCCCATTGACTGTGCTAGATAGCCAACTGCTGGGTCCATAGGTGTTGCTGCAGGTGCGCTGAAACCAGTGCCACGCACTGCTTTTTCGAGTTCTTCTGTAGCAGATACGATAGATGCGAGAGACATAGCAACTCGCTGGTCTAGTTCTTCTCCGTTTTCTGCACGCAAGGTTACGAGTGAACCTGCTGGTGACTTAACGGTGATGCTGATAGGTGCTTCTGTACTGGACATTATTCTCCTTGTATTGGTGTAGATATGTTTTTCTTTTCGCGGTGCTTTCTTACTTTCATGGCTAGGTCAATACCTTTCCAACCATGAACTAAGTCTACAAAGTGAAGAGTGCATTGTCCACTACCTGCTGGTAGATGAACGATGATTCCCTTCTCTGTGTTGATGTCACCCCACGAACCACGGGTTGCCGTAGCAGGGTCATACGGCAAGCCGTGTGCATAGACTGCTAACTGCATAGCGATTTTGTTTGGGTAACTAATGCTTCCTGTCTTAAGGTCAGAGATAAACTTCTCACCTTTGTATTCGACAATGCGGTCTGGTGTGCCAGCAATCTTATACTTATCTAGCACACAGAACTGTTCGATATGAATGTTAGTAAAGTTCTTAGTTGCTTCTGCATACGCTTGTATGTCAGCAACGTAATCATCTGGTATTGGTCCGAGGTCTTGACCTCTATCCAACTTTTCTGTTAGTGAGTGGATTGCTGTACCAATAGTAGCCTGCTTAGTAGCACCTGCTGCTTCCATTGCATCTTCAACTAACTTGTCCATCTCTAACTTATCTTCACGTGCTGCAGATGCAGCAAGCAATAAGTCAGAGCGTAATGTTAATCCAGTTGCTGCCATACGTAACTTCCATGCAACTAATGCAGTGCCATCATCTAATGAACCTGCAACTGTTGTTGTTCTTGTATATGCAACTGGCTTGCCACCCTTCGGTGGCACAATCATTGGTCTGCCGTACCTATCTCTAGGTACTTCTACTTCTGCCATTGTTCTCCTTAGATTAAGATACCAGTGGGGGTAGGACAAGGAGAGAGCCAAAAACCTACCGCCCTACTGGTTGTCCCATCATAGCATAGAACGGTTATGCGTTGATGTTATTGCCGCAATGCGGACAAAGTTTTTCTTTCTTAATGCGCGGTTCAATCTTAACGTCATCTTTAAAGTTCTGATGGACGTAGACCTTACATCTATTACGTACTGTATAGGTGCGAACAATCGCACCAGACATATGCAGGACTGACAGTATGCCACTTGCAGTGCCATGATGCCAACCTGTTTCTGTGCTTAACTCTTTCCAGGTTAAGCCTACTGTACCTCTAAGTTTTAATAGACGTAACGCTTTTTGCTGGTTGTTTTCTTCCCGTTCTGAGTGGATATTATCTAGCGCTCTCTGCTGAGATGTATCCGTACCTGACCAGCCAGCAGTACCGTTATACGGAACATAGGCTGAAGACATTAGTTGTCTTCTTCGATGTCAAGAATCTCAATGTTATCTACGTCTATATCTGCAGCATAACATTCAACTGAAAGGTTATCTGCAATAGTTGACTCGACTTCATCTTCTTCTTCTGCATCTATTTCGAATGTACCAGTAACTGTGAATGTTCCACGATACTTGGTTGTGAGTTTGTGTGTTCCGATACGTTCGAGTAATGCATTGACATCACCCTTGTTGCAGACTGTTTCACCGTCTGACCATTCACCTTCACTGAAGAAGTCACGGACCTGATTACGAATGTCACGGATTTGTTTCCATTGATTGTCGCTGGCTTGCTGGATTGCATCTACTTCCTGCGCTCTCTTCTTGAAATGTAGAACCTCTGCTTCGGTATAGTTAATAGTACCATCTTCTGTTGTAACTTGGATTGTGTTCATGTTTCCCTCTCGTTGTTTGGATGAGCAGTTTAATCACATGCTCAGGTGAGGCATAAACTACCTGCATCTCAGTCTTCACGCGGGACCTTACGCTGGTTCACTATGCCAATTGGTGTGTACATCCCATCACTCCTAGTAACGGGCACCAATACTATGCAAGCACTAGGCTTAGTGCTTTGTTCTTGATGTTGTCATTGCGTCCACTGAGGGTGGCAACGGCGAGCCGTTCGGAGCCACCCGAAGCATGGTGGTCAGCGTATTCTACCACTGCTTGCCATGCACCAAATGCTGTGCCTCGAATGTTGGCTTGTGTTTCTGATTCATTGTATACCTGCCACGCTTTGTCGCGTGCAGTAATAGCAATGGTCTGTTGTCTGCGCTCACCCTGTGTGAGTAGGTGGTATGGCTTGTCCTCTACAGTAGAAGGCAATGCCCATACACGCTTGAAGTAATCACGTACTTGTGCTGCTGATACCTCACGCTGTAGCAAACCATTGGCTGTTACTTCATACTCTTCAATGGCTTGGTATGTAAGTTGTGTGATGTTACGAATGTCATTGACAGATAACTCTGAGTTACTTGTATGTTTCATAACATAAGTAAAGTCGTTTGTCTTCTTGCCCTTAACGATACCGTTGATTTGATTAGAGCAGAACAAACGTTCAATGATAGGGCGGATGCGTACTGCGCATGAACCATCATGTGATGATTGCACTAGCAGGAATGCAGCATGTGGGTCATTGGCTACGTTTACACCTAGAGGTAGTTCCATAATCATCCAGATGTTAGCGCCGTTATTGTACTCACCTGCTGCTGTATAGCGTGCGTCACCTGAATCTACCAGTGTATCTAGCGCACTAAATACTTCCATGTTCTGCACTACCTTGTACTTGTCACCGACTACACCAATGACAGACTCAGGTACTTCACAGCCTGGCATAAACTTAAGTACTGCTTGTTTGCGTGGTACTTCTACTCTGTGTGTATAAGTATCACCACTTGCAAGTGGCTGTTTGTATGTTGCTTGCATGTCTGTTAGTTGAACAGTCCAGTCAAGACCAGCCTGTCGTGCAGCCTCTGATGCAGAGCCAGCACTTACTGCTGTGCCAGCCTTTACCCAAGCCTGCTTGTTTAGTTTGCTGATTGCTTTATTATTATATGACTCGCTAACTTGCAGCATTACTCTCTCCTTACCATGATGCTTGATACTCAAACTGAGCATCGTCGCTGGTTTCATCTATAATTGTATTTAGTTTTTCAAGTGTAGATTTTATATCATCCCAGTACCACTCGTCAATCTCTGTGCTACCAAAGAAGAAGCCACTGGTTGGAGGCAATAGTTCCCATGCCATGTCTTGTGTGCCCTCATCTAGTACTTTCTGGCAGTCATCTCGTAACTGAACGATGTCCATCTTGGTGAGATGGATAGGTGTGCAGTCATCTACTGACTTAGTAGTTCCGATAATCCAGCCATGAATAGCATTAGCCTTACGCCAATAGGCTACCTCATGTGTATCTTTTTGATATAGATACATGTCAAGACCCATGACTATGCATCCTCTCCGAAGATACCTGCTGTTACTTGAGGATGTAGTTCTTCACGCATACGAGCAAATGTGCTTGGGTCCCAGCCTGCTGTATAAACACGGCGTAGCAACTGAGCCAATGAATAGTCTTTACTTGCATTGCTTAGGCTGGTCAATGAATCTGATGGATTACGCATCTCATAGTATACAACTGACAGCAATGAGGCTGGTGCGTTGATGTAGATGGTATCTGTTGGGGCTAGGTCTACTAAGTGTAGCAATGCAGGGACAAGACGGTCTGACTTGTCCTTGTCTAGTAAGCCAAGTGCATAGTCACGTACCTGAATGTCTGTTAGATAGTAGAGAATGTTTGCTGCCTGCTCAACGCTTAGTGCATGCTCATCATTGAATGTATTGAAATAGGATTCAATTAGACGTGCACCTACACGCTGAGGTGCAGTTTCTTCGTTGCCTTCTAGCGTACCTAACTCTACGAGTTGGTCATTGATTGTTAGTGTCTGTTCCATTGTTGCTCTCTCTTTCTAGTCGTGTATCTATCCACCGATGAATAGACATTGTTGCGCCATACATTTGTACTGCATCTTTCACCCAGAATAAAGCAGCGTCATCATCATCTGCTTCGACTGAGATTTCTACTTGTACTATGTAGTTCATTAGTACCAACCGTTCTTTCTATGGTGAGCCCATGCGATTGATGGCTTGTCGTAACGATGAACGATATACGACAGCCCCTTCTCAATCTGTAGAGGGGCTGGAGTTCCAGGCTTGGTGTTTAGAATCTGTGCGATTCCATAAGCACTGGACTCAGGATTATCTGCATACATATTCCAAGCAGACTCCTTGCCCCATAACTTATTAAGTGAACGCCACTCAGCCTTAGTCCATGTTGGGTGGTGTAGTTTCATATATGCAAGGGCATAGGCTTTAGCCTTCTGCTTGCTCCATACTGTTGGACCTAACTCAACCTTGCATGGGTCATAGTTAGGATTGTCGGCTAGCGATTTGATAGGGATGCCTATCATGCTAGCGAATGTAAGGATGGCTATGCTTATGCTGGCATAGTATTTCTTGAATGCGCTAGTCAGCATAGACTACGTCGTAAGGTTCGTCGGGAATATTACATACACACTCAAAGATAAAGTTGCCGCAGTCTTCGCACTCGCCATCTTTATCCAATGCAATGTCGTCGTCTTCTCTTGGTTCACTCATCGTAGTTTCTCCAGTATTAGTTGTCGGACTAGGTCTATTGTACTTTCATGTCCAGCCTCTGCCTCATCATATGATTTGTATCTGGCTGTATAATTCTCTACTGAATGGTCGTCCTTGTCAAAGACCATGGTCTCATATAGGTCTAGACCATGGGCAAAGGGAAGGGCTACAGTAGATACTTCGTACTGTCCTATCTGTTCCTTTAGATTCATCATTAGTTACTCGCTACCTTCTGATAGTACTCTCTGTTCACACGCAGTCTGCGGCGCAGGAATTTATTATCCTGCTGCAACTGGTAGTTTGCAATAGTAGTTAGAACTATAATAAAGATTGATGATGCTAGTGCAATGGTCAAGCCGATTACTTCTGATGTAGATAGATACATGATTCTCCTTTGATTAATTGTGGACTTGTAGTTAGCCGTTCCAACGACTTAACTCCTTGAAAAAAGAAAATAGGTGAGTGGCTCTGGTGAACCACCCACCTACCTGGTCTTTATGCGTGTACTTCTACAGCATGTACTTCCAACTGGAGTGTTGGTGCATACTGTTTCTCGCGAGGTACATTTGGACGGCGGTCAAAGCGAGTGACCATGCGTCCTGTGATTGTGATTGGCATTGAGGCTTCTGTTCCTGCCTTAGTTGCACCTAGAATCTCACCTACTGTGGAATCATCTAGTGCTACGATATTCATGCCAACTACATAGACCTGACGGTCTGCGGTTCCGTCTGAGGTGCGAGATGTATCTCGTTGGTCAAACCAGCCTGTAAGTAATGTTCCACGCTCGTTTGAATATGTCTTTACGTTTTTTACTGTACCTGTGATAGTTACTTCGTTCTTCACTTGCTTCTCCTTAGTTAGTTGATTAGTTTACTTACTGGCGGGTTGCCCCTCCCGCTAGGGAGAGGGGCTACCTGCTTGTTACCTTACGTTTAGTTCTAGTGGCTTGTCACATGCTTGGCAGTCATTGAATGCTTTTGGGGTAAGCAGATGACACCATTGACACTCAGTCTCACGCGCTCTTTGGCGCATGTCGTCCAACTCCCACAGTTCCTCATAGACACCGCCGTCTTGGAGGTTAGTGATGGGAGGTAGATACTCGTTCCGTTCTACCCTGATGGTTCCGTCTGGCATATGCGCTGGACGAACTAGGGCTGTGACTGGTGCTACCCAATCGTGAGCACTTGGTTCCGTAGTGGCAAACCAAGGGCGAGCGTACTGGAGATTACCCTCATCTACCAGTTCATGAGCGCGGTCAGCAAGCCTTGCGTCGGCAAGGTCTTGGCAGTTGTCGCATAGGGAATCCATTTGCATGCAGTCATAACATTGGTTGGTGAGACTCATGCCGAGAGGGAGTTCATACTGAGACATAGTTACCTTTCTGTGTTAGATAGATTCTAACTACAGCAAACAGAACATCATAGGTCGGAGGGAATTGTCTAGTCCATGCGTAGCGTTTATGGACTTGACAAGGAAGGAGACCTATAGATACAGACTATGTCACCGCAGTATATACAGTTTAAATATACTGGGCACAAGGTTCAGTCTGTGCCTAGGCAGAGAGACTGCCTACAACCACGCAGACTATCTGTACTGTAGTGGTCTTTAGTCTGTAACAGTAACTGTTTGACCCTACAGTTATTAATAGTTTAGTTGAGTATATGGTGTATCTCTACCTAAAATATTTCTGTACAGTAGGACCCCAGTACTGTCTGACCTGCAGTTTTATAATATTTCTGTCAGAAATGTTCGTTTGACCTATTTGAACGGATTAAGTATATATAGAGACTAAAATAGTTCAGAAGTCTTTTTAGAGCCTTCTTCACATCTGTTACAACAGACTGTACTAATCTGCTACAAGGCAGGTGAAGTCTGTCCATTTTTAATAGCCCCAGAACAATCCATGGTACGCCAAATTGCTGGGGCACATAACTTTCTAGGGGGCTAGATGACGTTCGAAAAGGGGGCGACCAACCCCAAAACTGCTAAGACCAACGAGGCAAAAGAGAAGGTTCTTATGCTGGTGGCTGAGGGTATGTCCCTCGCCAAGGCTATGGAGAAGGTGGGCTCGAAGCCCGATACCGCCCGCATCTGGATTTACAGAGATGCAGACTTTGCCCGTAAGTTGGAGCAAGCCAAGGAGGATGCCAAGAGCAACTCCATCAAGGCGCTAGGGATTCCCAAGGAAGAGATTTCCTTTGCCCAGTTCTCTGAGATGTTCCTGGGGTCGAAGGTATTCCCCCACCATCAGGACTGGATTGATTTGATTGAGGGTAAGGAACCATCCTGGCTCCACCCTGCTATGACCTATGACCCAGGCGACCAGACTCGCCTGCTGGTGAACGTGCCTCCTGAGCACGCTAAGTCCACGGTTGTGACCGTGAACTACTCGACCTACCGTATCGCCATCAACTCTAACGTCCGCATCATCGTGGTCTCCAAGACGTTGAACAAGGCACGCGAGTTTGTATACTCAATTAAGAACAGGTTGTCCCACCCTCGTTACGCCAAGATGCAGAATGCGTTCGGTCCTGAAGGCGGTTGGAAGGGTGACGCAGACACCTGGCGTGTAGATACCGTCTACCTTGGTGGCGATGCGCGTGATTCATCTGAGAAGGACCCGACTATCCAAGCCCTAGGTATGGGTGGACAGATTTACGGTGCTCGCGCAGATTTGATTATCCTAGACGACTGCATTACTACGGCTAACGCCCATGAGTATGAGAAGCAGATTAACTGGCTCCAGAAGGAAGTTATCACCCGTCTGGGTAAGAACGGTAAGTTGCTTATCGTGGGAACGCGAATTGCGGCAACTGACTTCTATAGAGAATTAAGAGACCCTAAGTACTGGTCTAACGGCAAGAGCCCATTTACCTATATGGCTATGCCAGCAGTCCTTGAGTACAAAGAGAAGGTCGAAGACTGGGTGACTCTCTGGGCTAAGTCTGACATCCCTTGGGATGGAGATGATGACAACCCAGATGAGAACGGTCTTTACCCTAAGTGGAATGGTGAAGCCCTCAATAAGCGACGCGGTGAAGTTACCGCATCTACTTGGGCGCTGGTCTACCAGCAAGAAGATATTACTGAGGATGCAATCTTCTCAGCACCTTTGGTGCAAGGTTGCGTTAACGGCATGCGTAAGCGTGGTCCGCTTGACCCAGAGAAACTTGGACACCCTAGCCGTGTAAGTGGTTATACAATTATTGGCTTTGACCCTGCGATGACGGGTAACTCTGCATTTGTGGTTATTAACTATAACTCAGCAGATGGTCGTATATATGTGCTTGACTGTATAAACATGTCCGAGCCTAGCCCACAGAAGATTCGTGACGCGATTGAAGAGTTGGTTGTTAAGTACCGACCTAATGAATTGCGTGTTGAGATTAACGCTCATCAGAAGGGCTATGCCCTAGATGATGATTTACGTAATTGGCTTGCCCAGTATGGTTGTGATTTGAAACCACACTTTACTGGCAAGAATAAATGGGACACTAACTTGGGCGTAGCATCTATGTCTACGTTCTTTGGAACACTGCGTGATGGCAAGTTCCAGGATAATAACTCAATCGAGTTCCCATCTACTGAAGGTTCTGAAGGCATGAAAGCCTTGCTTCAGCAATTGATGACATGGAAACCAAACACTAAGGGTAAGACTGACTGTGTTATGGCGCTATGGTTTGGCGTATTGCGTGCCAAGGAGTTAATGCAAGCGGCTTCATTCACTAGCCGATATAAAGAAAACCGTTGGGCAACTAAAGCACAACTATCAAAGAGACAATCAGTAAACCTCGACGCTGCCTATCAAGAGCAGTGGAACGAACGATTCGGTTAGGAACTAACATGGCAAATTCAGTAAATGATAAGGCACGCAAGGCACGTGAACGTGCACGCGAAGAGAACTACGCTAAAGGCTCATCATATAAGACAGATGAACTCGTAATGAATTTAACACGTGGCAAGGCAAAGGGACTCGACAAGGTAATGGGTCGTTATGCAGATACAGCGGAATCACGTGCAGCAAATGTCATGCAGCAGCGTCGTCGCACAGATGCTATGAAGACAGCGTCACGTGCAACTGGTATTGCAAATCGTACTGAAAAGAAGATGGCTGAAAAGACAATTCGCGCTGGAGTATCAGGCACACCAAAGAAAAAAGGTGTAAGCGCTGGAGTACGTGCGGCTGCTAAGAAGGCTGCTGCAGGAATGAAGAAGCCTGTTAAGAAAAAGGCAAAGTAATTATGCGCAGTTCAAAACTTTCAGAAGTAGGCGGTGGTTCAGGAATCAGCCGTGCATCAAAGATGGTTGGCAAGGTTATTCGTAAGAAGACCGCTGGAAAAGACGCTTCACGTCAATCTTTAGATGTACCAATTTCTGGTTCATCCGCAAAAAGAAATTCTCTTGTTGTAGGAAAGTCTCCAAGCATGAAGTATCGCTATGGAAAAGACACATCTATTAGCAAGAATGTAAAGATTAAAGATACTGTTTCACCATCTGGTAAATCATTTATTCGTGGTGGTGCAGTACAAGTAATAAATCAAAATGCTCGACTTACAACTAGCCTGTCAAAGGCTGAAGTAAAGGCTAATGCCCGTGGACTCAAGGCTGCTAACAAGCCAACAAAGGCTAGCAAAGTAGCAAAAAAGAAGTCTAAGTAATTTTTAATCAATCGTTAGGACAATAATGTTATCAGTTAAGCAGATTGCGGCGCGTGTTGAGTCGCTAAAACACCGCGCACGCGAGCGCGACTCACGACATGAAGATGTCCTAGCAGTACGTCGCGGACAAATTTCAAGCGTTTATCCTGACTTCTTCCCAGAAGGAGTAGATGCAAACGTAGTTGCAAACTTTATTGATATTGTTGCACGCGACCTATCGGAAGTAATGGCTCCGCTTCCAGCAATTAACTGCTCTGCAATTAATCAGGTAGAAGATAAATCTCGTAAGTTTGCAGATACACGTACACGTATTGCTGCTAACTACTTCATTAATTCAGATTTACAGGTGCAGATGTATACTGGTGCAGACTGGTACATCACATTTGGTTTCGTCCCATTCATCATTGAGTTCGACGAAGAAGCAAAACTGCCGCGCATTCGCATAGAAAACCCTGTAGGTGCTTACCCAGAGTATGACCGCTATGGGCGCTGCATTGCTTTTGCTAAGAAGTACCGCATGACAATGGCAGAACTAATTGCTCAGTTCCCTGAGCATGAGGCTGGCATTCTTGGGGATGACGGTTATGACCAGGACATGAATGGTTATCTAACTGTTATTCGATACTACGATAAGGAACAGTCTGTAATTTATATTCCAGACCGTGGAAACTACGCAGTATCTGTAGCGGCTAACCCGCTCAACAAGATGCTAGTACACATTGCACGCCGTCCATCTGTTGATGGAGAGATGCGTGGACAGTTTGACGATGTACTTGGTATTCAGTTGCTTCGTAACCGATTTGCATTACTTGCAATGGAAGCAGCAGAGAAGTCAGTACAGTCACCAATTGTCTTGCCTAGTGATGTGCAGGAGTTTGAGTTTGGTGGCGATGGAGTCATCCGCACAAATAACCCTGCTGGAGTTCGCCGTGTAGAACTTCCTATCCCTGCTGGTGCATTTAACGAGCAGCAGATTCTGCAGCAAGAACTGCGCACAGGAACACGCTACCCAGAATCACGTACTGGTAATGTTGATGCGTCAATTATTACTGGTCAGGGTGTGCAAGCACTCATGGGTGGATTCGATACACAGGTTAAGTCTGCTCAGGCTATCTTTGCCTCAGCACTTAAGAATGTTATTTCAACTTGCTTTGAAGTTGACGAAACAGTATTTGATGAAAAGAAAACAATTCGTGGCGTAGATGCTGGTGCACCATATGCACTTGAGTACACACCATCTAAGAATATTAAGGGCGACTATTCTGCAGATGTACGTTACGGCATGCTGGCTGGACTTAATCCAGCACAGGGACTTATTTTTATGCTTCAGGCATTGGGTGGCGATTTAATCTCAGTTGACTTGGCTCAACGAGAAATGCCGTTTGGCATTAACGTCACACAGGAACAAGAGAAGATTGAAGTTGAAAAACTTCGTAAGGCTCTCATTGGTTCTCTGCAAGCATATACACAAACAATTCCACAGATGGCTTCTCAGGGACAAGACCCTCTACCTATCATTCAGAAGATTGCTATGGCAATCAAGGGACGTAAAGAAGGTAGACAGATTGAGGATGTTATCGAGGAAGTGTTTACACCAGAGAATCCTCCTGCTGGGGCTGCAGTTGAGCAACCCGTCCCCTCTGCTCCTGGCGCTCCAGTAGGAGGCGCTCCTGCACAGGCGCGACCAGATTTGCAAATGCTTCTTAGCCGCTTGAGTTCAAATGGTGAAGCATCAGGTTCAGCACAGATTAGACAACAACAAGTACTATAGGAGGGGAATCATGGCAGCAGCACGTAAGAAGCCAGTACGTAAGACAAAAGTACAGACAGTTCTTAATGATGATTACTCTCCGCTAGAAAAGCACTGCATTGCAATCAATGAATACTTTAAGGCGCTACGCGTAGCAGGTTTCTCAGAGGCAGTTGCACTTGCAATGATTCAGGATGTTGAGTCTTACCCTAACTGGATTATTCCAGACCTACCAAACAAAATTGATAATATTCCATATGATGATGAGGATGATGACTAATGGCTGAAACAAGAGGCGGATACCGCAAGCCAGCAAACCCAGCACCTACATCAGGTCCTGGTTCGCTATCACAGCGAACAGATGGTGGACCAGCGCAAGGCGCTAAGTATATTTCTGGACTACCTTACGGTGAAGGTCGCGCAACATACGACCAGCAGACTGCTGCTCCTATGGCTGCAGCAGCACCAACACCTAAACCACCAGTAATGGAATTGCCTACACCTTTGATGGCTCCAACAAGCCGTCCAGATGAACCAATTACCGCTGGTATTAACATGGGTGCAGGACCAGGGTCTGAAGTTATGATGGACCGACCATCAAATAACAAGACACTTGCTGATACTTTACGTGAACTTATTCGCTTCGACCCTAGTGGAGATACAGAACTTATTTACAGAACTCTTGTTGACGAAGGATACTAATGGCAACAAAAGTTAATTACATTGTAAGCAAACTTAGCCCTAATATTTATGCAGCAGCACAGCAGGCTAATCTTCCAGCAGGTCAAGTTTCACAACTAGAACAACTTGGCTGGACTGTAGACAAGAATCGCAGCCTTATGAAACTTCCTTCTGAGGAAGGACGTAAGCAGTTTGCTTCTCTTGCACCAGAGGTTCAGGAAAAGATTAAGTTCCTATACCCAGATGCTGACTATGCAAAAGACCCAGAAACATTTGGCGACAAAGTTGTAGGTGCTATTGGCTTTACAGCCAAGACTGCAGCATCTCCTTTGATTGGTCTATTTAAGGTTATGGGTGCATATAACCGTGTAATCAATACACCGTATCTGGTTGGACGACAAGTTGCACAAGGAAAAGATTTATTCAGCATTAAGACTTTTAAGGATGCTTGGGACGGAAAGAACATCTACGACCAAGGCGCTCTTAAAGAAGCCACGGCTGCATTTGGTGAATCAGACGTTAAAGTTGCACAGGGTCTAATTGCTGGCTTAAAGCCAGGGCAGATTGTTGAGCAGTACGGTGAAGTAGACCAGGCTCTACTCAAGTCACTGCAGAAGGCTTACAACGACCCAGATTCATTTAAACAAGTTCTTGATGGCGTTAAGTATGCACAGGTTTCACCTGGTCGTGACATTGCTCGTATGTTTGACAGCAAGCCATTAAAGGCTAACTTGCATCAGGACTACATTGATGGCAAGACAAAGAATGTTTCTGGCGCTATTGACTTTATGTATCAGTTGGCTATTGACCCATTTACTTACATAAGTGGCGGTCTATCTAAGTTGCCTATGCTTGGTTCTAAATTTATGTCACGCGGTGACAGACTTGCTCAGACAGTTGCAGAACGTGGCACTGCTGGTGTGCGTGAAATCTTCCGCACAGAACCAGATGTAGTCAAACTTTGGGATGAAGGTATTGGCAAGGCTGTTAAGAAGATTGCAGATGCCCCTACTACGGCAGAAAAAACTGTTGCACGTCGTGAACTAGGTAATAAGTTTCCTGGTTACAACAACGATGAAGCAATTGACATGCTTGTCCGTAATGAAATTTATGACGCAAAGGCTGCAGTTAACTACTTCTCTGAAGTAGAGAACGTACCACTATTGCTATCTGGCAAGGTAGATGGAGTTCAGTATTTCCGTAATGGCATTGCTACTGCTCGCAACCAGCGCCGACTAGAGGCTGGCTTGTCACGTTATGCAGATGCTTTTTTTAATCCAGCAAAATCAGTTGATGAAATTGAAAAGCAGGGCAAGGATGCATGGGAAATCTTTACCAAGGTAGGTAAGGATGAGAACGCAATTGTTCCTGAAGAGATTACAGAAGTAAAGAAGTTCTGGAATCAAATGTCAAAGCGAGAAAAACTCGCTCAGAAGTTTGGTCGCACAACACAGGGTCGCTATATTATGATTGGCGAAGACTCTATGAAGACTGCGGATGTTGTCCGTGACACATTTCGCCAGGTTGTTCCTAGAGATGTTGCAGATTTTCTGACTTACAAGTTTGTTCGTGCAGATGCTAATGACCAGATTATTATTTTGCGTAATACCTACTTTGCAATTATGCAGAAGTATGGTCTTGATGGACACCCAAAGGGCATGGAACTTATTGAGAAGACTCTCAAGAGCAAGTTCGGTGACAAAGAGGGTCTAGCAGTTGTATCTAAACTAGAAGTAAACCCTAAGTTTGCTGATGAAGTAGGACTAACTGGACTTAAGCGCCATGATTCTGGACTAGAGTACGAAACTTCTGGCATTATTCATCCATTCCAAGAAGCAAAGGGTGTTGCATCTCTAGACTTTATGGAGATTGCAGAGACTGTTGCTAATATTAAGAGCAAAAAGAACTTGCTTATGGCTATGGGCGGTGCTACACAGTCACATACTGCTGGTGAATTCGTAAATGCTTGGTCATTGCTGACGCTATTCCCACGTTTGGGTATTCGAAGTGGTATTGATGAAGGAATTATGTTCCTGCTTACAGCACCAGGTGCTGATATATTCCGATATGCTACACGTCAGGGACATAAACTAGGCAAGATTGCTACAGCACACACTGGAAGCAAGCATGCTGAAGGTCTACGTTCTACTCTTGCTGGTGTAACTGGTACTCGCGCATCTGATGCGCTATCAATTGAACGTCGCTTACAGATTCGCAGCGAACTTGCTGAAAGCAAAGGCATTAGCGAAGACCTTCTAAGCAAAGTTGACGTTGCTACTGCAACTGCTAAGGAAGCAACACGTTTATTCCATGGTGCTGACTCAGAAGAGGCACAGTATCTTGTAGAAGGACTTGCTCATGGAGCCCATATCCTTAGTTCTACAGCACGTTCTATGGCTGGTTCAGCATCACTAACAGGTCGTATGGCTGATGATGTTGTTGAGAATCTAATTGATATGAACAACTTTGATTTGATGCTCAAGGACCTTGACATTGTATCTGGCAAAACAGATAACGTACTTAGCACATATGACCTAGATAGAGCATCTATCCTTAATGGTCGTGGTGTAGCGGTAGTTCACTTTGAGAACTTTATTAAGCGTTTCTATGGGAATCGCAAAGAGTTAAAGGGAACAAATGGTGATAGAACATTTGACCCAGCCCGTAACTTCCTAGAAAATAACGCACTAGAAACAACTGCTGACTTCCGCCGCGCTAAAGAGCAGGCACTATCTGCAATTGGCGTAGAACGCAATGATGATTTGGCACGTGTTATTGGCGATGAAAGCCTAGATTCAGTATCTAAAAACGTAGCATGGGTAATCAAAGACGCAGATGCTGTTAATGAATTCATTAAGATGTCTTCTCGCTCAAGCGAACTTATGCAGCGTGGTGTTCCACGCGCAGAGATTGTTGCTGACCAAGTAGACCGTATTCTTCTTGACCTGTATCAGACATTCCATGGTTCTTCAGATAACTTTAATACTGGTCTATATAACCTTATCAAGTCACGTCAGAAAGACTTGACAGATTTAGAAGTAGAAAAACTTGTAACTGTTCCAGATAAGTTGCGTCGAGCAACCAAGTCTCTTACATTTGACGAGTTTGAAAAGGCTACTAAGGGATTCCAGCCAACAGGTCGTATGTACTCTCAGTTAAATATTGAAGGTTTGACTGATATGGAGAACGTCTATAAGCGTCTAGGTAACAAGGCTTTTGAGTTTATGGATAGCCAGGTTACAGAGATGTTCCGTCAGCCAGCAGTTATGATTGCATACACACGCATTCGTAAGAATTTATCTAAACTACAGGCAGAAGAAGAAGCCAAGGTTCTTGCACAGTTTATTAAGAACAATGGTGGTACTGGTCGTCGTGGTATTGATGCGCTTAAAGAAGATATTAAAGAACAGGTTACTCGTAAGTATGTCGAGATTGCTATCAATCAGGCTACAGATACAGTTCTAAAGTACGCAGATAACCCACTTATCAGAACTAACTTTGCTCTATCTGCTCGTAACGTAGGTCGCTTCTATCGTGCAACAGAAGACTTCTGGCGCAGAACATACCGTCTACAGGATGTAGCACCACGCGTTCTATACCGTATGCGCCTAGCGCATCTTGGTCTTAACTCTGCTGGCATGATTTATTCAGATGCCAAGGGCGACCCATATGTAATGATGCCTATGGATGACATTATTTTTAAGACAGTTGATGGAACTATCCGTAACCTTACTGGTGAAGGTGCATTCCAGCAGCCAATCTTTAATGACTTCACACTTAAGTTGAAACTTGCTAACCCATCATTCTCACCAGATGCGGGTTTACCTACATTGTCAGGTCCAATTGCTGCACTTGGTGTGCTTGGAATGAAGTCGGTTCTAGGCAGAACTGGTGCAACTGGACAGAAGGCTGCAGAAGAACTAGACAACCTTGCTCTTGGAAACATTGGCGAAGGCATGGATATTGTTCGTGCTCTTGTTCCATCTTCATTGCAGAAGGTCTGGAAGATTGTAGATGCAAACGAAAAGGATAAGCAAGAATCAACTGCTGCTATGCAGGCTATTGCTTACAATGCGTCTCAAGGACGCATGCTTGGACCTAATGCAACACAGGAAGAGAAGTACGAATACCTAAAGAATATCCGTATCTCTGCTCACAACATCATTGCTATGAAGTCAGCACTTGGACTATTTGCTCCAATTGCTCCTACAATGCAAGAGAGTGTAGGCGTTCCAGACTATCTTAAGGAAGTCGGAATTGTTACACTACGTGCAGAGTTCTTTGACCTAGTAGATGCAGTAACAAAGAAGTATGGTGGAGATGTACAGGACCCATATGAACTAGCACTTGCTACATTCATGGGTAAGTATCCAGGTAAGTTGGTATATACAATTGCCCGTGATGAGAAGACAACTAAGGTACAGATTCAAAAGACTAAGGCTTTGAAGGATTGGGCTATTGGAAACAAGGGTCTAATCGACAAGTATGGTCAGGCTGCATTTATTCTTGCACCACGTACTGGTGAATTTGATGCCGCTACATATGCTTGGCTAGAGGCTGCAGACCTATTACAGGATAAGACAGTTGAAAAGTACTTTGTTGACGTAATGGTGGGTCAAGATAAGCAGGCTTACTACAACATTGCACGTGACGAAAAGCGTTTACTTGGTCAGACTATAAGCAGCACAGCACGTAAGGCTATTATTGAAGAGGCTACAGCAAAGCGTAAGATGCTTAAGGCATCTAATCCATTACTTGAGGCTTCGCTTACTGCAGGTGGCAACGAGATTGCTACTGAAGAAGAGATGCTTGATAGTCTTGAAGAGATGTTGGCAAACACAAGCATTGAAGTTAAACCTGGAACACGTTCCAAGTTGCTGATTCTTACAAATCAGATGCGTTCGTTTGTCAATATGTCAAAGGACCCTGCTGCTCGTAATGCAGAAAACTTCACACAACTAAAGCGTGACCGTAAGTTGGCTATTGAGCAGATGATTGCTCAACTTGCAACACAAGACCTAAGCGTTAAAGAAGCAAACCGCGCTATATTTAGTGCAATTCTTGATTACTATTCACGCGATTCATACACATCATAAGAGGACTAAATGGCAACTATAGATAAAACAACTGCGGCTAATGCGCTTCAGTGGGCTGATAGGCAACTTGCAGCCAATGGTGGCAACAGTCGTCCTTCTGCTTGGGATAAAGCAAATGCTCCAATTCCTATTGGCAAGTATGGAACATGGCAAGAAGTCTATGATGCTGCTTATAGTAATTACATTTCTAAAGGTGCTACGGTAGAAGAAGCACGCCAGATTGCTCCTATTAAGGCTAAGAGCGATGCTGCAAAGCAAAAGAAGGCTGATGCAACTACTGCGGAAGCAGAAGCAATCAATGACCCATTTGGCTCTAATATTAAAAAATACACCTTGGGTGTTGATACAGATGAGAATGGCGCACAAGAAGTGCGTGGAATGCAGACTGGTTCAAATGAAGCAGTTCCTATGTATATCTACATGTCTTCTGGCGTTAACTTTAATAAACCTACTGGTTTGGGACGACCAAGCAAGGCTGTAAAGACAGACAATAATATCTCTATCTCTGCAGATTACAATGCTGTGCGCGACAAGATTCTTCTTGATGCACGTGTTACACCTGGCGGTTTAGACGCGCTATTCCTAAAGTTATACAACACTGGAGGAATCAGCAAAGAAACATATGATGCTAAGAACATCTCTGCTCCAGACTTTGGTAAGTCACTTAAGTACCTAGTTGACCAGTATTCAATTAAGGCTGTAAATGATTACAAGGTATATGGTAAAACAGAACCACTAACATTTAGTACATTTCTTGATACAGAGTTTAAGAGCGGCAAGACATCTAAGACCACATATGACATGGTTCAGACCACACGTCAGGATGCTGCAGATGAGGCTAACCAGTTTTTTATGCAGTACTTTGGTCGCGGTGCGACAAAGGCAGAGCATGATGAGTACTACAAGATGCTCCATGCTGCTGAGTCAAAGGCTATTCGATACACAACAACAACTGAATCTGGTCAAGTAACCAAGGGACAGTTGCTTACAGATACAGACCGTACTCTTATTATGGGTAAGGTTGCTGGTAATGCACTTAAGGGAACAGACCTAGATACGCTCATGAAGAGCGGTGCTGCTGCATCACAGAATGTTGATTACATTATGGAGACTGCAAACCAGTACGGCATCCGTCTATCACGCGAGCAGGCTATTAACTATGTAGCCAACAACCTACGTACTGGTCAAGATATTCAGTCAACAAAGCAGAAGATTGTTGAGATTGCTAAGTCCAACTACAAGGGTATCGCTGACAAGATTAGCGAGAACGTCAGCGTTAAGGAACTTGCTGGCAATTATTTATGGCAAAAGGCTAAGACACTTGAACTATCAGAGGACACAATGGATGTCTTTGATGCCGATATTCAAGATGCTGTTAACGGCAACATGACAATGACAGACTTTAATAAGAAACTACGTCAGAACCCAGCATGGGCTAAAACAAAGAATGCTAAGGAAGAGGCTGCAAACTATGCAACAGACATCCTTAAGTCATTCGGATTGATGGCATAATGGCACGTTTAGCAATGGATGGTGGTAGTTCCACTTCACTTAATGCAACTAAGTCTGCACAGCAGATAGCAGCAGATGCTGCATACACAAGTGCAGCAAATGCGGCTAAAAAGAATCCTACACAGGCAAATAAGAATGCAGTTAAAGATGCATATACTGCCAAGGTTTCTGCACAGTCTCCTGCTATTGACTATGCTCAGATTATCAAAGAGGCTCAGGATATTTCTAAGTCTATTGATACAACGGTTGGTGAGATTAACCAGAATATTGTTAATGTAAACGTTGCTGGTCAAGCCGCTGGAGACATCTCTAAGTCAATGGGTGGACAGCCATGGACACCGCTTACTCCCGTTACCCAAAAGACACGTTCTAAAGAAACAGAAGATGCTTATGCACTTCTAGAAGAAGTGTTTCGTTCATATGGTCTAGAGACTCTTGTTCCTGTAATCCGTGGTTATATGGAGCAGGACCTTGGTGTTGAGCAGGCTAAGTTGAAGTTGAAGACAGAGCAGGCTTATAAGGATAGATTCAAGGGCAATGACCTACGTCTATCTAAAGGACTCAATGTTCTTGATGAGGCTTCATACCTAGAACTAGAGAATGATTACTCTGAGACTCTTCGTGCATATGGTTTATCAGATTACTTTGGAGTGGCTGTAGATTCTACATCTCGCCTTGCTCGCCAACAGAAAATGGCTGACGTAATTGGTAATGACATATCTGCGGTTGAATTCAAGTCACGCATCTCAACCGCCGTATCACGCGTCCAAAATGCAGATGCTAATACTAAGGATGCATTTAAAGCACTATATGGAATTAATGACACAGACCTAGTTAAGTACTTCCTAGACCCTACACAGGGTTCAGAACAACTTAAGACAAAGGCTACCGCTGCTGAAATTAGCGGTGCTGCAGTAAGTGCTGGTCTATCTGGAACATCACTTGGTACTGCAGAAGAACTTGCAAGACTTGGTGTTGATAAGGCTGAGGCAATTGCTGGTTACGGAACTATCTCTGGCTATCTACCACAGGCTGAATTCCTTGGTCAGATATATGACGAGAGTGGTATCAAGTATGACCGCACAGCAGCAGAGGCTGAAGTATTCAAAGGCACTGCATCTGAGAAGCGTAAGCGCGAAAGATTGGCAGCACTTGAAGAAGCACAGTTCGGTGGCTCTTCTGGTCGCTTGAGAACAGGACAGTCGTCAGGTAACGCTGGCGCATTTTAAAATCCCTAGACGGACCGACTAGCCCCGTCAGGCGTAAAAGACTAGGAGTAGAAGCCAGCCCATTTCCCCGAATGGATACTGTGGTCTACGAAACTAACAACAATAGAAGGGTGAGGTTGCATGAGCAACAATAACAACTGGGATAATGACGATGACCTTGATATGTATAACGAGGTAAGCAGTGATGAGACGAATGGTATTAAAGACCTTCGTCGAGCAAAGCGAGCAGACGAAAAACGTATCAAAGAATTGACTGAGAAGTTGGAGATGTTCGAACGCCAACAGCGTGAGTCAACAGTTAAGTCAGTCCTAGAATCTAAGGGAGTCAACTCCAAGGCTGCCCGTCTAATCCTTAAGGATTTAGATGAAGTCAGCGAAGACTCAGTTTCAAACTGGCTTCGTGATAACGGAGACATTGTCGGATATACCGAAGCAGCACAAGAAGAGTCAAAGCCTAATGTTCGAGAGTTCTCTCGACAGGATGGTGCAACTCAGTTTGCTGCGACTCCCGACGTTTCAGATGAATATGTTGATATGTTACAAAACTATAACGGAAACTCTGAAGAAGAATTACTATCCATAATCCAAAGTATCTCTAACAAGATACAATAATTCAGAAAGAAGGCTTGCCAAATGGCAGATGCTTTTACAACCACAGGTAGTGGGTTAGGTACTAACCTTGTAACTTTAGCATACGATAAGTTGATTGAAACCAACCTCCGCGTATTGCCAAAGTTTCGTGAGATTGCTGACAAGAAGGTCGGCTCACTTACTCACAACGGCTCATCAATCCGCTTCCAGTTCAACACTGATATTGCAGAAACTTCAGTTGCTTCAGCAACTCTAGAAGAGACTGTTGATACAGATTCAGTTGCACTTCCAGCGACAACATACATTGATGTCGCACAACTAGAACTCGGACGCTCAGTGCTTCCAGTTAAGAAGATTAACCTTATGTCAATCGCTAACATTGACCCATGGGTTGCTAACGCAGTTGGCTTCAACATGACAAAGACACTTGACAACGCTGTTGTTGCTAAGTTGGATGCAGGTGCGAACATCGTTCGTGTCTCAACAACTTCAGGTACACAGTCAGTAACAAACGTCTACGAAGGTGTTGGCTCAGTTGCTGCTAAGACAGCAATCACATCTGCAGACACAATTAAGTCTGATGCAATCCGCCGCGCTGTTACAAAGATGCGTGCTGCTGGTGTTCAGTACAAGGCTGCTGGAATGTATGTTGCATACATCCACCCAGAAGTTTCTGCTGACCTCCGTACAGAGACAGGTAACAACGTATGGCGTACACCACATGAGTACCAGGCAGTATCACCACTATTCGGTGGAGAACTCGGCTCATGGGAAGGCGTTCGTTTCATCGAAACAGCAAACGCTACAAACACACAGTCAGGTTCTGGCTCTTCAACAACTCAGACACGTGTTTACAACACATATGTCACAGGTGCTCAGGCACTTGCTGAGGCTGTCTGGAAGGAACCAGGAATGGAAATTGGAAAGATTGAAGACCGCTTCAACCGTTTCAATCCAGTCGGCTGGTACGGAATCATCAACTGGGCGCTTTACCGCACACCAGCATTGGTTCGTATCGAAACCGCTGCATCAGGTCGTCCAAACGCTTAGTCAGTAGTTTGACGGATAGGCAGGGGCGCAAGTCCCTGTCTATCAGTAAACCTATTGGAGGAACAATGGCTTACATATTCAAGACACCAACAATTCTGGAAAACCCTGGTGGAGAATACCATCCACTATTTTCGCAGATTAAAATCCCAGTAGGCATAACAGTCCTAAAGATTGATGGTGAGTACTACGAAGTTCGTTACCCATCTTCTGAGGAATATGAAGCAGCGGACATTGCTTATCTTGGTGGCACTAGCCACGAAGTAAGCGCAGAAGAAAAAGCAGATTTAGAAGCAGCGGGATATGAGGTAATAACTACATGAGCAACTGCAGCCATATTAGTAGGGTAAAAGAATGGGGCTTTACAGAATCCCATGACTTTAAGGTGACAGAGTATGACTGCGTTCTATGTGGAAAAGTATCGCCTGTTCCATTCGAAGATGACCAGCGTGATATAAATATTGACCACACTAATTGTGATGACGATTGCTTTGGTTGCAAGGCTCGTAGCCTTCAGTTGAATACTGGTGACGCTAACTCACAAAAGCAAATGTCAAATAAAAAGTGGAACAGCGAACTAGACGCCTATCGCGCAGCACGTGCGCAGGGTATCCAACCTGCTGGAACCAGCATGGCACATGTCAAGGCAGCAGTAGAAGCATCTAACACAATGGGCAAAGCCTTTGATGCAGATACTGCTGGCACTACAGCACAATCAATTACAAAGCAATCAGTAAAGTCACTCACAGAAGTAGGAGCAATCTAATGCCAATGGTCGAAGGAAAGAAATTCCCATACACACCAGCAGGAATCAAGGCTGCAAAGAAAGCCAGCAAGAAGCATGAAAAGACTGAAGGCAAGATGGAACGTGCTGTTGAGTACGGCGGTCTCTTTGGTGCAAAGAAGAAGGTAGTCAAGAAGTCCGCTAAGAAGGCTGTAGCCAAGAAGATGGGGAAGAAGAAGTAATGCCAAAGAAACCAGCAATGCCAACATCACGTGCTACAAAGCGCGGAACTCCAGTAGCAATGCCTAAGAAGCCAGGCAACATTGCAACTGGTTCTAAGAAGACTGCTCGTCCACTGCCAACAGGCAAGGCTACTAAGAAGCCTATGACAGAAGCACAGCGTCAAGCAGACGCTCTAGATAAACTTATGAAGAAGCGCCTAGCAGAAGCAAAGAAGACTGGCGTTTACCCAAACTACAGAACTAACTAGGACTTAGACCATGGCTTACACCAAAGCAAGCACAAGAGAACGACTGAAGAATCAGATTATGTCTGGCTCTAAGGGCGGTAAGCCTGGTCAGTGGTCTGCCCGTAAAGCCCAGTTGCTAGCGCAGGCTTACAAGAAAGCAGGCGGTGGCTACTCAGGTCCTAAGACCAAGGCTCAATCTTCGCTGTCCAAGTGGACTAAAGAGGACTGGGGTACAAAGTCAGGTAAGCCTAGTACACAGGGGTCTAAGGCTACTGGTGAGCGTTACCTTCCCAAGAAGGCTAGACAGGCTCTATCAGCCTCTGAGTACGCTAAAACCACCGCTGCAAAGCGGGCTGGTACTAGCCAAGGCAAGCAGTTTGTAAAGCAACCAAAATCTATTGCAAAGAAGACGGCAAAGTTCAGATGAAGAAAAAAGATTCTCGCCTAGCAAGGGCTGGCGTATCAGGCTTTAACAAGCCAAAGCGTACACCTAACCACCCAAAGAAGTCTCATATTGTCGTAGCCAAGGAAGGCACGACTATTAAGACTATCCGTTTTGGACAGCAGGGTGTCAGCGGTTCTCCTAAGAAGGCTGGAGAGTCTGCTTCATATGCTGCACGTCGTAAGTCATTTAAGGCTCGCCATGCAAGCAACATTGCAAAAGGAAAACTAAGCGCCGCATACTGGGCAGATAAGGTCAAGTGGTAATATGGCAGCACCATTGGTAGGAGCATTAGCAGTTGCAGTTGCCAGAGCCATTGCTTCTCAGGCTGCAAAACAAGGTGTCAAAAGGTTATCTATAGCCGAGACCCAAAAGATTACTAGACAGATTGCTGCTAAACGAGGCATCAATAAAATATCTAATGTTGAAGCACGTCGTATTGCCGAACGTGCTGCAGGTCCAAAGGCTAAGACACCAACAGGTCGAGTACCAAGTAAAGTTGGCGGAGCAAAGACTGGTCCAGTAGTTCGCATTACAGATAAGAAGACAGTTGTTAGCACACCGATGAAGCGTGCAGGAAAGACTAAGACAAAGTCTGAGGTAACAAAAAGTTACCAACAGTCTAGAGTCACACCTGCTGACCGTCGTGCTGCTATGGCTGCAGAGCGCTCAAAGCGCGTTACAGAATTGCTTACACCTATCAAGCCACGTGGCGTTAAGTCTGGTGGCAAGACAATGCTAGGTCCTAAGACAAACCCACGTACTGTTCAGGTTGCAAAGCCAGGACCCCAAGCAGAACGCAATAAACTTATTAATCCAGCAGACCGTCGTCTTGACGAGAGTCGTAGAGTTGGCATGCGTGATGCTGCTGACAGAAATAAAACTCCACGTCAGCGTGAACTAGAACAGCGTCCTGATACTAATCGTATTGGTGAATCACGCGCTAAAGATGCTGCACAACGTGAAGCAGATAAGCGCGTTGCTGAAGGTCTAAAGAAATTACAGAAGGGCAAGAAGCCTCGCCCAGATATGCCTAAGACAGGTACACGCGCTCCTAAGTATTCAAAGCGCAATGTTGCTGGCTTTAAAAACTACACAAAGGATAACTAATGACAGCAACGCTTGATACATTAGCAGACGAAGTTATCATGAACCTTGCTGGCTATACGCTACAGCAAGACCGTACTACACACTTGACTACTCCAATCACTACAACTACATCTACACTGGCAGCGCCTACAACATTCTCGCTAGACGCTCAAGAAATTGGTAGCGGTATTATTGAGATTGGTGATGAGTTGCTATGGGTAGATTCATATGACCGTATCTCTAAGACAGCAACTATCCCACCATATGGTCGTGGGTTTATGGGTACTACTGCAGTAACACATGAGGCTGGTGAGCGAGTAGTTATTACTCCTACATTCCCACGCTCATCTGTTAAGCGTGCAATTCAAGATACTATTCGAGCCATTGGCTCTAGCATCTTTGCTGCTAAGAATACTTCATTCACATACAACGCAGTTGTAGATACATATGCTTTTACAAACCTAAACATTCAGAACATTCTGCGTATGTCTTGGGAAGACATTGGTCCTGCGAAGCGTTGGATTCCAATCTCTCGCTTTGACTGGGACTCAGCACCAGATACCACAACATGGGGTGCTAACTCACAAACTGTAACTATCAATGATAGATACGTACATACTGGTCGTAAAGTCAAGGTGACTTACGCAACAGCACCATCAACACTAAGCACATCATCTACTGATTCATTTGCAGTACAGACGGGATTGTCTGAATCAGTTAAAGACGTAGTTGTGCTTGGAGCATCATACCGATTGCTCTCATTCCTAGACCCTGCACGCAATGCTCTAACCAGCCCACAGGCTGATGAACTAGATACAAAGCGCCAGTACGGTTCTGGGAATACAGCAACACGTGCGCTATATCAACTTTATGCAGCACGCTTGGCTGAGGAAACTCAAGCACAGCAACAGCAATATCCTCCACGCGTTCGCTTTAGCCGATAAGGAATCTGAATGACAACCCGTAAATACTCATCCCGTTCGCAGAAGACAACTCTTGCATCTGCGATTACATCATCTAACAACTCAATTACAGTTGTGTCTGCATCGTCCCTCCTTGGTGGAGTGACTATTGCTGCTGGTGAAACATACACAGTTGTCATTGACCCAGATACAGCCCTTGAAGAAATTGTAGATATTTACTCTGCTAGCGGAAACCCAGTCTCTGGTAACACCCTAGCAATTGCGAGAAACATTGATGGCTCTGTAGCACAGGCTCACTCTGCTGGTGCAGAAGTTCGCCACATGGCTATTGGTCGTGACTACCGCGAAGCAAACACACACGCTGAGAACGTAACCACAGCACATGGTTTGACTATTGCTAACGTCCTTGAGACTACAGACACCAATATGATTACAACAGCAATGTTGCAGTCTAACGCTGTTACTACAGCCAAAATTACAGACGCTAACGTTACAACTGCTAAGTTGGCTGATAGCGCTGTAACATCTGCAAAGATTGCGGATGGAACAATTGTCGCTGGAGATATTGCAGACGCTGCTATCACTGGTGCAAAGATTCTAGATGGTGCTGTAGGCACAGCAAAGATTGATGACTCTGCTGTAACTGAAGCCAAGATTGGCTCTAGCGCAGTAACTGCAGGTAAGATTGCAACTAACGCTGTAACTACAACTAAGATTCTTGATTCAAATGTTACTACTGCTAAGATTGCAGATTCAGCCATTACCTCAGCCAAGATTGCTGACGGCACTATCGTGGCTGGCGACATTGCAGATGGCGCTATTACTTCGGCTAAGATTCTAGATGGCACTATCGTTGCAGGAGACCTTGCTGATGGTGCAGTTACATCTGCCAAGATTCTTGATGGAACCATCGTGGATGGTGACGTATCTGCTACTGCTGCTATCGCTAAGACCAAGTTGAACCTTGGTGGAACTATTACTTCCGCTGACTTGGTTGACGGAACTATCGTAGCCTCAGATATTGCAGACGGAACTATCACTGCAGCAAAGATGGTCTCAGACCCATATGCACGTGCTAATCACACTGGCACACAGACTGCATCTACTATCTCAGACTTTAACACAGCAGTTCGTACTAACCGACTAGACCAGATGGCTGCGCCTACTGGCTCAGTATCACTGAACAGCCAGAAAGTAACTTCTCTTGCTACACCAACAGATAACGCAGATGCTGCGACTAAGTTGTATGTAGACACAAAGGTTGCAGACCTAGTTAACTCAGCACCTTCTACACTTGATACACTTGGTGAGATTGCTAGCGCAATCCAGTCAGGTGGAACTGTCTACGAGTCATTCGTACTCAAGGCTGGTTCTACAATGACAGGTGCTCTTACACTGTCAGGTGCTCCAACTTCTAACCTACACGCCGCTACAAAAGCATATGTAGATACAGTTGCTGGTTCTGCTACAGCCGCTGCAGCCAGCGCTGCCGCCGCTGCTGCTTCATATGATTCATTCGATGACCGTTACCTTGGCGCTAAGTCAACTGCCCCTACACTAGATAATGATGGCAATGCTCTTGTTACTGGTGCTATCTACTGGAACTCATCTTCTAATCAGATGTTTGCTTGGACTGGCACAGAGTGGGGTTCAATTTCATCTACTGCTGACATCTACCGCTTCCGTTTTACAGCAGCAGGCGGAGAAACAACAATCTCTGGTCTAGATGATAACGGACTTACACTGTCCTATATCCCAGGTAAGGAGCAGGTATACCTTAACGGTATCCTACTTGCTCGTACATCTGACTACACAGCAACTAATGGTTCAAGCATTACGTCTCTTGCAGCACTTGCTGCTAGCGACATTGTAGAAATTATCACCTTTACAGCGTTTGAACTTGCAGACTCAATTGCTCGTTCACTTTTTGATGCTAAGGGTGATTTGCTTGTAGCAACATCTGCTGACACACCAGGCAAGTTAACTGCTGGTTCTAATGGTCAGGTCCTTATGACTGACTCATCTACAGCAACAGGTTTGAAGTGGTCAGCGTATGACCCACTTCCTAGCCAGAGTGGAAACACTGGCAAATATCTAACAACCGATGGTTCAACAGCCTCTTGGGGAGCCATTACAACAGACCCTACACCAACCGTATTCCTCTTGATGGGAGCATAATCAATGGCAACAACCTATAAAGTCCTGGGGCAAGTCAACCCATCAGCGACAACAGCAACTACTCTGTACACAGTACCGTCTTCTACATCAGCGGTAGTGTCAACTATCTCGGTATGTAACCAAGCATCTTCTGCTGCTACGTTCCGTATTGCTGTACGTCCAGCAGGTGCAACGCTAGAAGCAAAGCACTACATCGTTTACGGTGCAACAGTCCCAGCATCTGACTCAACTATGATTACAGTTGGACTTACACTTGCAACTACTGACGTAGTGACAGTGTATGCATCTAGCGCAAACCTTTCATTCAACGCATACGGAAGCGAGATTGCATAATGGCAGTAGGTACAGTATCTAGCGCAAATGATGATGTTTGGCAATTAATTGCAACAGCAACACCGTCATCTGCAACATCATCTTCATTTACTTCTATATCTGGATATAAAAAATTAATGGTAGTTTTTTCTGGAACAATATCAGGTGACTACGCTTTAAATCTTACATTTAATAGCGATACAACTGCAAGTAATTATGGTGGTGCATCTGTACTTTGGTCCTCTCTTGGTGATTGGTCTAACACTGACGCAAGAATTCCAATGTTTGGCTATACTGGCGTTGGAACAACCAACGCAGTTTCTTGCGCAATTATTGAATATGCCGATGTTGCAACTCCTAAAATCATTACCATTAGGGGTTCTAAGTCAACAGTTGGAAATGGTGTTTATCTGGGGAGCGCAATTAGTTCAGTTACCGTTGCAGCAAATAGCGGAACACTAACAGCAACAATTAAACTTTACGGAATTGCGGCTTAATCTATGGCTATTAATAGAACATCTCCCAAGAAGGGTAAAGTTGTAGACATTCCTGATGCGCCAACTATTGGTACTGCTACTGCTGGTGCTGAATCAGCAACTGTAGAATACACAGCAGCAACTAAAGGTGGACCTGCAACTACATTTACTGCACTTTCTAATCCTGGTTCCTTTACTGGAACTGGCTCATCTAGCCCTATCACAGTATCAGGGCTTACAGCAGGAACTGCTTACACATTTACTGTACGTGGTAATAATGCCACTGGTAGTGGTGAGTACAGTTCTGCATCTGGTTCTGTTACACCAACAGAAGCAACAGTATTTGAATCTATTGCTACTATAACTCCAAGTGGAACTTCAATAACATTCTCATCAATTCCACAAACATATAAACATTTGCAAGTTCGTCTTATTTCACGAACAACTCGTAATGATGCATCAGTAGATGGTATTTACTTGCGAATAAACAGCGATACTTCTACAAATTACTCTAGTCATTATTTGCAAGGAAATGGTTCTGGTATATCAACAAATGCTAGTTCTAATGGCACTGCTATAGTTGGTGCATACTCTGGAGCAGATGCACAAACTGCAGCAAATGTATTTAACGCATCTGTTTGGGATATTTTAGATTATACTGATACCAATAAATACAAAACAACACGCAGTCTTTTTGGTTATGATGCCAATGGTTCTGGTGCAATTACTTTTGCTTCTGGAAACTGGCGCAATACTGCTGCTGTAACATCTTTGACTTTCCTTGCAGAAGGAAGTTTTGTTGCAAATAGTCATTTTGCATTATACGGAATAAAGGGGTAACAACTAATGGCAGCAGGTCCAACATATACACCAATTGCAACAACTACTGCTAGTGGTTCTGTTAGTACAATTACATTTTCGTCTATACCAACAACGTACACTGATTTAGTTATAGTAGAAAACGGTAATCTAAGCGGTTCAGCAAATAGATGTTCTCTCTTAATTAGAGTGGGTAATGGTTCTGTAGACTCTGGAACAAATTATTCTAATACTCAACTTGCAGGAAATGGAACTAGCGCGTATTCAGGTCGTGGAAGCAATGAGGCTTATTGTTTTGCTGGAGTTATTTCTGAAAAAGTTGGAACTGTAATTACTAACATAATGAATTATGCTAATACTACAACCTATAAAACTTTTATTTCAAGAGGTAATTCTTTAGGTCAAACAGCATCGCAAGATATTAGCGCTATGGTAAATGTATGGCGCTCAACCGCTGCAATAAATACCATTCAGATTTTTGCAGCAGATGGAACAAATTATAGTTCTAACACCACTTTTACCCTCTACGGAATTACTGCTGCTTAAGGAGAAACTATGCCAAATACTTATAAATTAATAACTTCAAACACGTTATCGACAACAGCATCATCCGTAACTTTTTCCTCAATTCCATCTACATATACAGATTTATTAGTTTTTATATCTGCTAGGTCTGGTGCTTCTGCTACTTCGGATAAAATAATAATGAAACCAAATAATTCATCTTCACTAACATTCAAAGTTTTAGTTAATGAAGATGGAACCCCGCAATCTTATACTCAAGCAAGTTACGGAGGTGTTGGTGGTTTAATTGGTTACACTCCAGGCGCTAATGCAACTACATCAACGTTTGGAAATTTTAATGTGTATTTACCTAATTATGCAAATACATCTTACGAAAAATCGTATTCTGTAGATAGTGTAAGTGAAAATAACGTTACTGCTGGTCTAGCCTGGTTAAGTGGAACTTTATATGCATCAACATCTGCAATTTCTTCACTTGTATTTACATTAGATAGTGGAAATTCTTTTGCAACAAATTCATCTTTTTATTTATATGGCATCAAGAACTCATAGGGAGAAAACAAATGACAGAAGTACTAACAACAACAGAAGTTAACTGCGAGACAGGCGAAGTAACTGTTCGTCCTCTTACAGCAGAGGAAATTTCTCAGCGTGAAGCAGATGCAGCAGCATTCGCTACAGAGCAAGCAGAACGTGAAGCAGCAGCAGAAGCACTTGCTGCAGCCAAAGCATCAGCACAGGCTAAGTTGTCAGAACTAGGCTTGTCTGCTGATGAAATCGCAGCACTATCTAAGTAAGGATAACTAATGACTAAAGCACGTGACCTAGCAAACCTAGGCTCAACAGCCACAACATTGGCTACAGACTCAGAAGTATCTGCAGCAGTGGCTGCAGTAGACCTTACTCCACTTGTCATCGAAGACATCATGGATTCAAAGTAAAGAATAGGAAGTAGTAACTAATGGCTACAACATCTAAAGCGCTGGCTAGAACAGCAGCAGCAACATCAAGCACAACCCTTTACACAGTCCCATCATCTACTACTACGGTAGTAACTAACATTGTGGTGACTAATACAGCAGCAACTGCAGGTACATACACGCTTACTTTTGATGGCGTTGCACTTGCGTCTGGTACTGCTATCGGTGCAAATGACACAGTAGTAATTGACCTTAAGCAGACTCTTGCTACTACAAAAATTATTGCAGGCTCTGCATCTGCTACAACAATTAACTTTCATATCTCAGGCGTGGAGATTTCCTAATGGCTATTAGCAAACTAGCGCCTGCAGTAGCAGCATCTTCTATTAATGCAAGTTCTATTACAGCGGCAACTGCAAACACAATGTATGCGTCTGCGTTATCTCTTGAACCTGCTATTTATACAGTTACTTGTGCAAGTACAACTGTAGCAAAAGTTTATTTTTATTCTTCATTAACAAATCTTGTTACTACCGCTACAACAGTATCTGGAATAGCAACAATTCAAATTGGTTCTACAGTTGATAGAGTTCGTTTGTGGACTGATACTGGTTCTAATGTTGTTGTTACTATTACAAAGGTTGCAGCAGCGTTAACTAATGGTTTTAGTGGGACACTAGATACAATTACATCATCTGGAACTTATACAGGTACATCTGCATCTGGTTATGGATACGCAGTACTTGTTGGTGGCGGTGGAGGTGGCGGTGGTGCTAAATGGAACGTTGGATACGGCACAGGTGGCGCTTCTGGTGCAGTATGTAACAAACTTGTTCAATTAACTGGTTCTATGCCAGTAACAATTGGTGCTGCTGGTGTAGGTGGCGCAGGCGATACTGAAAACGCTACCGCTGGAGGAGACTCTACGTTTGCTGGAATGACAGCAAGCGGTGGAGGACCAGGTAAAAAAGGTTTCAACATTAGTTACTCTCAAAATGGTGCTGCTTCTGTTGGTGGTACTGCAACAGGTGGAGACATCAACTCGCCTGGTGCTGGAACTAGCGGCAGAACAGGAATTGCCCCAACCGTAACTTGGCAATTTGTATCTGGTGCAACTATTGGCACTGGTGGCGTTGGTAAGGGTTACTATCAAGATGGAGAAGTACAAGCAACAGGATACGGCGCTGGTGGTGGTGGAGTTGAATCACAACAAAGCCAATCCGCAATTATTTCAGGAACCAATGGTCGTCCTGGAGTTCTTTACGTACTTCGTTTCTAATTAACTTATCCCTGAGCACGGATTCAAACTGCTCAACTAATTTTTCTATCTAAGGAGTAACGTGGCTGGTCGCGACATAACAGAGGGTGATGGCAATGTCTGGGCGTTAGCAGGCGATGGACTACCTATTGCCCGTGGTACTGCTGACATTGGTATTGTTTCTACAGATGCTGTCTGGCAGAACACTAATATCTCTTACGATACAGCCATTGGTGGTATGCCGTTTATATCTGCAATCTCAGATAAAGATGAGGCTACTCGTCAGACTGCTCCGTTTCGTAAAGACCAGTTTGATAATGGCAATGAACCTGGTGAGCAGTCGCTCACTGGTTGGTGGTTACGTAGTCAGATGTCTTTCCACTCTGGTGCTGGCATTAACTTCTTTGACCCTGCTACTAATGATGAAGCAGGACACTACCGCTTTGCCGATAGCAAAGGCGTAGATGTCTGGACTAAGGGACAAGTAACACTACTTAAGAACGCAACACAGGGACACGTTACTACTGGTGCTATTCGCTCAACTGGTCGTCCATTTCAAACTATGCGTTCTATTAAATGGAACTCTACTTCTGGCGTATTGCTACATGATGAGTATGACGTAGACAAGATTCCAGCAGATGACCCTACAAATCCAGTTCACTTTATTGACTATATTTCTGGTACTGATTCACCTGTTTATGCTATCTGCGATGACGGTACAACTGCATATTGGATTACAAATACAGCCACAAAAAAGACTGTATACAAAAAGGCTTTGACTCTTACCTCATCAACACCTGGTACTCCAATGTTTGATGAGATTGGTACTATCTCAAATGCAACTATGGACTATGTTAAAGACCGCATTGTTATGTGTGCTGACAACAAGGTCTATGAATTTGCTGCATCTGCCGTGGCTATGCCAACGGCTTTGTATACACACCCAGTATCTAGCCATACATATACATCTATAACAGCATCTGGTCCTGCTATCTACATTGCAGGATATAACGGCATTCAGTCTACTATTCAAAAGTTTACACTTAGCACTACTGGTGTTATGCCTACACTTACATCTGCTGTTGTTGCAGCAGAACTACCAGTAGGCGAGATTGTCCACAAGATTTATTACTATCTTGGTTATATGATGATTGGCACAAACAAGGGTATTCGTGCTGCTGTCGTTAACGATACAGATGGTTCTATAACTTATGGTCCACTTATCGTGGAGACCAGCCAGCCTTGCTATGACTTTGCTGCACGTAACCATTATATATGGTGTGCAACTAGCGTTGATGGTGAGCCAGGTGTTATTCGTATTGACCTTAGTAATGAGATTGAAACACTACGCTTTGCATACGCAAATGACCTTTATGTAGAAGGAGTTAGTGGTCATCATACAACTGCATGTGCTTTTGCTGATGGCACTAACCGCCTTACATTCTGCACAGCCCATGCTGATGGAGTAGATGGTCATGTTTATGTAGAAGATGCATCAACTTTACGCTCAACTGGCTACTTAAAGACAGGTAATATTCGCTACGGCACACTAGAACCTAAGAACTTTAAGCGCCTTATTGGGCGCGGTGACTTTGCGTATGGCTCACTAGGTTTGCTTACTGTTGATATGGATGGTGTTGAGTATGACCATATTACATACGACTCACAAGTTCCATCTGTTGAAGTGGGTACTAACCAGCCATCAGTAGCCCGTGAGTATCTTGCTTACAAGTTTCTATTTGTTCGTGATGCAACTACAACTTCACTTGGTCCTGTATTCAAGGGCTATCAGGCTAAGGCTACTATCGCTACGCCTCGTCAGCGTTTAATTCAGTTCCCTGTCTACTGCTTTGACACAGAGACAGACCGTAATGGTGTGACTACTGGCTATAAAGGTAGAGCGCATGAGCGCGTACTGCAGTTAGAGTCAATTGAAGAAAGCGGAGACGTTGTGTTATGGCAGGATTTGAATACACAAGAACTACGCCAAGTACAGATTGAAGCAATATCTTTGAAGAGAAGTACACCGCCAGATAAGTTTAGTGGCTACGGTGGAATTATTACAATTGTGGTGAGGACGGTATAGTGACAGCAACAGAGTGGGCTGGCTTTGCCGTAGCCGTAATGACCTTGATTGTTGGATTTACTGCAGCAATTCGCTGGTTAGTTCAGCATTACTTAAGCGAACTGAAACCTAATTCAGGGAGCAGCATGAGGGACGCAGTTAATATCAACACCGAACGATTGGACCGAGTTGAACAACGCGTTGACCAGATTTACCTCATACTCTCTGAGAGTAAAGGCAAGTAAGTACGCAGTATTCTTTTTAGTTCTAGGTACTTCTTTCTTTTGGAGTCCTACTGCTAGCGCAGTTCAAGTCAATGCAAATGTAATCTGTGCTAAACCTGATACCACTCAGCAATCTTTTCAGATTGGTTGGGATAACAGCAATCAGTTCTTTGCTAACCGTGGATACATTCCACGTTTGTTCTGTGAAGGTGGATATGCACAAGGATTTACTACTTACATTAGTGATGACCTTACTGACAGTTCTTTAGGTTACTACAATGGAGTAGCACCTACTCCTGCACCATCGCCGTCACCGACTCCAACTGAGACTGCAACTGCTTCACCTTCTCCTGAGCCATCTCCTTCGCCGACTCAGAGTACGCAAGAGACAAATACCGCGACCACTTCTCCAAGTCCTCAGCCAAGCGAGACCTCAACTCCAACATCAGAGGCTTCTCCAACTCCAAGTGAGACTGCAAGTGTAGAGCAACCTGCTCCAAGTCCGTCTCCATCTGCTTCAACTTCCGTCGAGACGACGACTCCTGCATCCAACACACAAACCAACCCGTCAGAAACCCCAACAGTATCAACAACTCCATCTGACACCCCTACAGTTTTAGATACAACTACCGCTACTAGCGAACCTACTGTACCAGTAGAGCCAGCACCAAGTGTGCCTACTCCGCCTCCAGCAGTGGAACCTGAACCAACTCCCGCACCTGCTCCGCAGCCAGCACCTCAACCTGAGCCTCAACCTCAGCCAGCCCCTGCTCCTGCGCCTTCAGCGCCCGCTCCAGACCCAGTGCCAAGTCCACCTGCTTCTGTAGTTGTTCCTGAACCAGCACCTCCAGTTGCGGAAGAGCCGCCAATCCCACCAGCGGAGGCAGAAGTTGCCCCAGAGACCCCTCCAGAGGCTCCTGAAGCCCCTCCTGAGCCAGCCGAAGAGCCTCCTGCTCCAGCGCCAGAGCCTGTCGAAGAACCTTCACCAGTTCCTGTAGAAGAAGTTCAACCTGAACCTCAACCTGAGCCTGTCCAAGAGGAACAGAACGAACCAAGTCCTGAGCCTTTGCAACAGCCAACTCCAGAACCTTCACAACCATCAGTACCTGATACTGCACCTGAACCTCCTAGTGTTCACAGTGTTAATCTGGAAAGTCTAGCACCATCTACTCCCGTAGAACTAGATAACGGTGTAGTTGTTACAGCAGAAGTTGCAATTGCTGTGGCTTTATTGCAAGACCCAGCAGCATTGCTGCAAGAAATGTTTACAGACCCTGGTGCTGCACTTGCAGCCATCGGAAATGTAGGGGCGGACCTCCCACCAGAAGTACGTGAGACAGCAGAAGAAGTAGTTGTCTCTGCGATTATTGCAGGTGGTGTAGCAACACAGGCAGCAGCAGGCGCTGCTGCGACTGCAGCATATAGGAGAAAGCCATAATGAAAAAACTACTATCAGATATTGCCAATCAACTATGGACACTCCTTGGAATGTTCGTCGCTTGGGTAGTCCTTGAGGGGTCTGCTAAGACAGTTGTTGGTTATGCAATCGTGGCATGTCTAGTTCTCTGGACAGTCACGCTTAATCTACGCAATCTAAAGGACGATGAATAATGGATACATTTAAGAATGTAATGATGCGAATACTTGCAGTCATTGCAGCCGAAGCACTTGGAGTTATCGGTGCTGGCTCATTGGTAGGTATTGAAGTATGGCAGGCAGCCGTACTCGCTGGCGCTCTAGGCGCAGCGCGAGTACTAGAAGCCCTAGCAAGATTCTTCCTTGCAGATGGCAAGTTAGATTCAGATGAAATCAACGCAGCATTTGCAAAAGTAGACAAGAAGGCGAGTGAATAATGGGACAGCGTAATCAATTTGTAATGGCAGCCCGAGCAGAAATCGGCGTAATCGAGGGACCAAAAGATAATGAAACTAAATATGGTGCGTTCACTAAGGCAAACTTCCTACCGTGGTGTGGTTCGTTTGTCATGTGGTGCGCGAACGAAGTTGGGCTTAAAGTTCCTAACTGCGTTAGCACACTTGCTGGAGCCCAAGCGTTCATTAAGAAAGGACAATGGGAGAAAGTAGATGAAGCGACTCCACTACCTGGGGATATTGTTTTCTTTGATTTTCCCAACGATGGTATTGACCGCATTAGTCACGTTGGAATCGTGGCTAAAGACAACGGAGACGGAACTGTAACTTGTATCGAAGGCAATACTAGCCCAGATAAAAAGGGAGACCAGCGCAATGGTGGTCAGGTCTGTTTGAAGAAGCGTGCATATAAGGTCAAGAATGGACCAGCACTAAAGAAGTCACTGCCAGTTTATATCGTAGGCTTTGGCAAGCCTGTATTCAAATCATAAGGAGAACAAATGTTCGACAAAGAAAAAGCAAAGCAAATCGGATTGTCATACCTACGTGCTGCTGCTGCATCAGTAGTTGCTCTATACACTGCTGGTCAGCATGACCCAAAGGTCTTGGCTACTGCGTTTGTTGCAGGTCTTGTAGGTCCAGTTATGAAGGCACTTGATAAGTCAGCGCCTGAATTTGGACGCACTAAGTAACACTAATAAATTAAAAGCCCCCGCTCTGGTAATTTAACCTACCAGGCGGGGGTCTTTTTTGTTTTTATTCTACGTCTTCTGCCTTGCCAAGAAGTTTAATAAGAGAACCATGCTTCTTCTTGTGAAGTCGCCATGATAGGTCATCAAGTGCTCGGATAATAATATCCTTGATTACCAATGCTCCAAGTAGTGCAATAAATAAATCTCCTGCTGTCATGAATATAACCCTTCGAATGCTAGTCCTTTGGCTATGATGCCATACTTCTGACGCAGACTGCGCCTAGTCTTTTCTGTTGTACCGCCCCAATATCCTGTCACATTATTGTGTAATGCATAGTTAAGACACTCTGTCTTTACTACACAACCCTTACATATGCGAGCAAGTATCTGTTCGTTGTCGTATCTCTTACTACCATCTTCGACAAAGAAGTCGTTTGTATCTAGACCAGCACAGTTTGCTTGGTCTGTCCACATTAACTCATACGATAGGTTCATCATCCTCCTGTTGAGTAGAAGCCTGGTGCATTAAACTTAATCCCTGGAGCAGACCATATGCGCTGCATAGTTCCACTGCAAGTAGAACAAATCGGTGGTATGTTTTCATTTGTTTCTATAACCTCACTACAGGTGTTGCATTTAAAATCATATAGTGGCACTATCTAACTCCTTCTCAATAGCCTTGATAGTTGGGCAAGGATAAACTTCTGCACATTCACATAGGACTGGTGGGCAACACGGGCAATGGTCAGGTTGTGGCTTATGCAATTCCACTATTGCACGAAATGCTTGCATATAAATAGGGTAGATTGTATGTTCTGATAGCAAAATCTTTTTATCTATATCTGCTAACAATTCATCGTGAGTCATTAGTCGCAGTCCATCCAATCAATCGGTGTAGGCGCAGTTGTTATTGTGCCACATTCCTTACACTTCTGAGCAAGGTCATACCATGATACTTCCCTTGTCTCTTGGTCCCACATTACAGTAACTTCAAACATGAGACAACCACATATGCAAGCGAACGTTGGTTCGCCACGTAGGTCATTCATCTGCTTCGAACTCATGCTGAGTCAACCATTCAAGATAGGTACTAATCATCGTCGCTTCCGCTTTCTTCTTGTGACTCTGATTGAGTAGTGTCTTCGTCATGATATGGTCTCCATCCACCAAGGTTTTTAACTA